TCGACCACGCGCCAACCGCCCCAGCGGCGGACGTCGGCCTGCGAAAAGACGACTTCGCCACGGTGGACGGCACCCGCTATTTCATTCACGCCGCCCGCGCCGGTGTAGCCGCCGCCCGAAAAGCCCTTGCCGTCGAACACGCGGCCGATGGAACGGAAGGGGGCGTTGATGCGCTCGCCGATGTTCAGGTTTTTAAATGCCTCCTTCAGCGCGCCCGCTTTGGCAATCAGCCTGTCTATATTGGCAATCAGCGAAGCAAGTATGCCCAGCGGCCCCGCGAACGCGGCCAGCAGCGGGTTATCGCGCAGGATGCTTTTCAGCCATTCCCAACCCCGGATAAGCCCGCTTTTGAATTGTTCCCAGCTCTCGCGCAGGCGGTCGAGAATGCCGCCCGGCTCTCTGAACGCCCTTACCAGCGGATTGTCGGCCAAGGTATTTTTCAGCCATTCCCAGCCCGCTTTCAAGACGCCGACGACCGTATCCCAGTTATTGACCAGCAGGCGCATCATGCCGATGGGCAAAAAGACAAAGTTGAGGATGGGATTTTCCGAGAAGGTGCGGTCTATCCACTGCCAGCCCGCCACCAGCGCGGCTTTCACCGTATCCCAGTGTTTCCACAGCAGATACAGCCCGCCGACAACGGCCGCGATGGCCAGCAGTATCGGATTGGTGAGAAACAGGCGGCCGACCCACAAGAAGGCGCGTCCCAAACCGGTCAGCCAGCCGATACCCGTGCGCAGGATGCCGCCCAGTCCGCCGAACATACGGGCAAACAGGCCGATGCTTTTCGTGCCGCCGCCGAGGTCGAGCGTGAGCTTCACCCACGCCCAGCGCATGGCGGCCATCGGCATCAGCACGCCCGACACGGCAAAACCGATAGCGGCAAATGCGGCAGCCAGCACACCGACGACGGCAGCGGCTTTCATCAGCCCCTGCGCCAGCTGAGGGTTTTCCTTGACCCATGCGCCGATTACCGACAGCCAGCGGCTGCCCTTGTCCAGTAGCTCGTTGATGGCGGGCATCAGCGTCATCCCCAATTCCGCCCCGGTATTGAACAACTGGTTTTTAAACTCCTGCCACTTGCTCGACATCGCCCCGGCGCGCGTTTCAAATTCCCGTGCCATGCTGCCTTTGGCCGCTTCGCTGTTGGCGAGTTCCAGCTGCCGCCGCCATTCTTCGGTGTTGGAAACCAGTGTGGCGAACACTTTGTTGTACTCGCCACCTGCCAAACCTTTGAGAAAACCGGCCTGCTTTTCTTTGGGCATTTTCTTCACGGCTTCGATGATTTTCATCACCGTGGCATTGGCGTCGGTCACCATGCCTTTCTGCACGGCTTTGGCATCCATTCCCAAGCCTTTGAGGGCTTCGCGCACCGGCTTCATATCGGGCGCGGTAGATAGGCGGGTAAAGAGGGAGGAGACGGCATTGGCGGCGGTGGATTCGTCAACGCCGGAAGAGAGCAGGGTAGAGCCCAGGGCGGCGGTGTTTTTGTCGCTGATTTTCGCCAGTCCCATCGAGCCGGAAACGCGGTTCATGTACTCGATAAGCTCCGCACCTTTAGATAGGGAGTTGTCGTCCAAATAGTTGATCACGTCGGCCAGCTCGCGCCCCTGTTCGGCGCTGAGTTTGAAGTTCTTATTGATGCGGCCGAGGTTTTCCGCCAAAGCGCCCATGTCTTCGGCATCGAAGGCCGTGGCGGCGATGGCGGCGGTTTTGACGTAGCCCGCCAGCTCTTGGCGTGGCACATCCATCCGCGCTCCCGCTTCGTACATTGCCATGATTTCGGTGGTGGCGACGGGCAGCTCGCGGCTCAATCCCTGTATTTCAGTGCGGACTTTGGCGATTTCCGCATGGTTGAGGCTGTTGTCGGCATTCTTCAGCCCCTGCACCTGCTTGACGATGCCGAGCATGGCGTCTTCTTCGTCCATCGCCGCTTTCACCGGATGGCTCAAACCCCTGCCGACCTGACGGGCAAACAGGCCGTATCCCGCCGCTTTCAGGCCGATTGTGCCCGCCATTGCTCCGGCCGATTTCATACGCCCTTCCGCTGCCGCCAGCCGCTCCAAGGCGGCTTTTTGTCTGACGGCGGTGGCGGACACCTGCTCCATTCTGTTTTTCAACAGCTGCTGCCCGTCGGCCAGATTACGGGTATCGACCCCGCTTTTGCGCAGGGCGGCGGCGTGCTCGCGGATACTGCCCGCCTGTTTGAAAAAGCTGTCGCGCAGCCTGTGTCCCTGCATTTGCAGGCGCGACAGTTCCCGCTCCTGTGCGCGGGTGGCCGTGCCGCTTTTGCGCATTTCCTCACGCAGCACCTGTTGCTGCCGCTGGTTGTCGCGGAATGCCTGCTTGGTTTCGGCCAACTTCTTTTTCAAGCCGGGATAGGCCGCCAGCTTTTTTTCCGCGCCCTCCAGCTTTTTCAGCTCTTTGTTGGCCTTGTCCAAGGCTCCGGCCAAACCTGTGCTGTTGGCGCGCACGCGCTGCATGGCCGCGCTTGCCTTGTCGGTGGCCTTGATGATAATCTTTTGTACCAAATCCATAATCTATCCCGCAGGAGCTTGAGATGCACAAACACGATGATTTGCAGGCCGCACAGGCCGGTATCGAAGGCATGGTCTGGCTGGCCGCTTTTGCCGTTGCGCTGACTGCCCTGTTCTTTCTTTTCTTCGTGCTGCCTTAGGCCGTCTGAAAAACACAAGCCGCCTGCATTCCGATTGCAGGCGGCTTCTCTATTTTTCGTCTTCCTGCGTGGCGGCGCGGTAGGCGCGGTCTGTCCAGCGCAGCAGCTCGAGCAGCGGATAATCCCGCCATTGCCCTATGCCGCCGCCGAAAACCAAGGCGCATTGCGCGGCGCAGTCTTCCGTCCGGTTGAAAAACTGTAAATCCTCTTCTTCTGCCAAGCCGTACAGGCTTTCTTCGGCATCTAGGATTCTGCCTGCGTCGCGGGCGCGGATTCGGAGTCCGACAGGTAGCCCAGTTCCGCCAAGGCAGAACGCATCTCGGCTTTCGCCGAAGGCGGCGCTGAAAAAAAATTCAGGCAGGTGTTGAACACGTCGGCATCCGCCATGCTCAGATTGCCGTAGACGGCACGGGTGACCGGCGGCGTGCTGATTTTTGCCAGTAACTTTTGCACCTGATCGGTGTGCTTGATTTTGATTAAGTCCTGCGAGAGGCCGTCCATATCTTTGGCGCGCGGCTCGCGCAGAACGTAGCTTTTGCCGTCGGACAGGGTGGCGGTGACGGTGTTGTCGGGGTTGATGCGGATATTGGCTTCGGCCATGTCGTTTCCTTTGCTTCAGTATTCAGATACCCAGCGCGGCACGCAGTCCGGCGCGTTCGTCTTTGCCGCCGAATTTGGCGACGTTGTTGCGCATGTCGATTTCGACGACGTCTTCACCGTCCAGCGTTTCTTTCCAGTAGGTGAGCGCGATTTTGAATTTGTGTTCGCCGCCTTCGCCCTGTTTGTCGCCGCCCGGGTCGGCTTCGATGATGCGGCCGCGCGCTTCGCCCTGCAGGGTTTGATAGGCCGTGCCGTCTTCCTGCTGCAAGGCGCCCTGATAGCGGATGAGCGTGCCGCTGATGGCGGAGGACTGCATCTGCCGCAGGATGTCGGCATCGTAGCCCTTGCTGGTGATTTCCAACTCCAGCTTTTCAAAGCCGTGGACGATGGTCATTTCACCCATGCCGCCGCCGGGGGTGTAGTCCTCGGTTTTGCGGGCGATTTTCGGGCGGGTGATTTCCACCAGCACGCCGTGCTGGTTGTCGCCGTTGATAAAGGCGTTGAAGCCTTTGAGCACGCGGGGGAGTTTGTTCATGTGTCAGCCTCTCAGATGGTGGACGGTTTGAGGGTACGGCCGAACTCGACGGCTTTTTCCGCCAAGTTGACGAAGAATGTGCCGGTGTTGTGCTGGTGGAATTGCAGGTTTTCCAGCGGCGGCACATAAGTCCATTCGTAATCGATGCCAAAGATGCCCGCACCGATGGCTTCGGCGGTTACTTTCTTATCGGAGATAAAGACGCGGGCGCCGAGGATGCGGCCTTGGCCGACGTATTCGGCCAGCTTGGCATTCACACCCATGATGATGTCCTGCAACAGCCCCATACTCATCGGCTTGTCCATCGCCCACAGGAAAGCGGAGGCGATGGTCTCCTGAATGACCTGCGCACTGCGCACCGCGACTTCAAACGCTGTCATCGGGTCTTCCGAACAGGTGCGGTTGCCCCACACGCGGAATCCGTCCTCGCGAATCAGGGTGGTGATTTCGTTGTTGTTGAGGACGTTGGCTTCGCAGTTTTTGTCTAGCAAATCGAAGCTGCGGGCGTATTGCAGCCCGGTGACGCCGTTAATCAGGCCGTTGGAAATGGATTTGTGCCAGCCGATTTGCTGGTCGAGTTTGGCACGCAGGCCGAGAATGCGGGCAATGGTGGCGGCTTTGACCTCGGTTTTCAATACCGGATCAAAGGTGGTGAACTCGTTGTCCACCAGCATGATTTCGCGCTGGCCGAAGTTGGCGCGGTAGGCTTTGACTTCGTCCAGGTCGGCCGCACCGCCTGCTGATGCGTAGACAAAGGCGCGGGTGGCCTGCGCCACGCCGACCAGTTCGGCGGCAACGGCCTGACTGTCCAATTCCGGCGCGCCGAGAATCTTCGGCACAAAGCCGCAGGCGGATTTGGCGCGGCGCAGCGCTTGGATGCCGGTGGACACGCCGCCGCTGTTCGTGCCGATAATGTTTGCTTTAAGCGCATCGGCGTTCGCATCGTGCGGCACGCGCACTATCACAATCTGCGCGTCAGCCTGGTCGATGATGCCGTCCAGCGATTTGGCCAGCGTCCCCTTGTCGCCCGCCTTGCCGATAATGTCGGCCGCCGAGGCGTAGAAGACGGGTTTGTTCAGCGGAAAAGCGGCGGTATCGGCATCATCGGCGGTGCATACCATGCCGATAACGGCGGTGGAAATGTCGGAGATATAGCGGACGCCTTCGGTGCTTTCGGTCGTGGTGACGCCGTGATGGCGGTTGGCTTGAGCCATGTCTTACCTCTTTCGGGAAAATGGTCGGGATACTGTGTCATAAGCTTTACAGCCCTGCGAGCGGCAGGCGTACTGAGGGGCTTTTCCAGCCCACTATCTACCAGTTGCAGATGACCAGTTCGCCGCTGGTCTTTTGCGTTTTGTCGCGGTTGATGCTGTATGCCAGTTCGAGGCGGGTAGTGCGGAAGTCTTTGAATAAGGCGCGGATGTCGGGGTGGTCGTTGATGGAGAGCATGGCTTACCCTGCGCATCGGCCATGGTTTCGGCCAGCTTTTCGTACTGCGCCCATCCATCTGACTATCGGCGCAGGTTTGGCGTCTGTCTGTCTGTCTGCAACATTGTCATTTTTGCTTTCTTTTGATGTCAAACACCGCGCGGGAAACGGCGGCTAGGTCGTTGGGTGAGAATCGCCAGCTTTCGGGCAGGCCGAGGACTTGTCCGCACCATTCGGAGCAAAACCATTTGTCACCCCGCTCGCACGTTTTGAAAACGACACCCAGCGCGCCCGGCCAGTCGTAGGCTTGGCCTTGGGTTTGGGCAAACCGGGCTTTCAGACGGCCTGAGATGTCGGGCAGGGGGAGCAAGTCCCATTTGTCGGGCGGCAGGGGCATGGTTTTTCGGCGCACGCCGCCGTCGCGGATGCTGGCGGAGTAGCACTCGAACCGACCGCTGTCCAAAGCGACGGCGATTTCGCAATGGGAGTAGATGCCGCGCGTGAGGCGGCGGGTTGCCCAATCGGTAAGGCGGGCGGCCTGTACCTGTATGCCTGTGCCGTCGCGGCGGCCTTTATATAAGGCAAGATAGATTTGCGACTGATTCATTTTGCCGCCTCCTCAAGCTCTGCGGCGGGCTGCTCATCAAAGTTTACCGTCCAGTCGCCGCTGTAGTCATACTCTAGAGGATTTTCGGCCTTGAGCATGGCGGCTTTATGGCGTTCGGCGTTGGCAAAGTCGGCCTGCTCGTCAATCAGCATCTGCTCCATCAGTTCGCCCAGCAGGGCTTTGGTCATAATCACAAAGCTGTTGTCCATCGTTTTCCAAGTCAGCTTTTCAGGTAGCTTCGGCATGACTGCCAGCGCCAAATATTGAGTGCGGCTGGCATCATCGGTTTGAAACCACTTACCCACGCTTTTGACAAACACCCCGTGCCGCAGGTTGTCGTATCGCTTGGCTTTGATGCGCTCCCACACCTCATCCTGCTGCTCGGCTTTAATTTGTGCGGCGACGGCGGGGAGCAATACCCACGCCTTTGCTTTGTCATCCCATGTTTGATGCTCATTCTCACGCGGGGTAAAGGTCAGTTCGTCAGGCAGTTCGCCCACCTGTTCAACCCGCACTTCCGCGCCGTCGTCGGTGCGGTAGGCGGTTTTGCCGCGATGGTCGGGCAGGTATTGCCAGGCGTTTTTTTTCGGGCTGCCAGCGGGCGGCAAAGCCTGCGCGGGTTTCGGGCGGCCGGGTGTCCACGCAGCCGGCGGGCAGCAGGTAGCCGCCGTCTGTGGCCATCGGGTCGAGGTCGGCCACGGTTTGGTGCAGGTAAAGGTTGTCGGCATCCAACTGGCAGACGGGCTTGGTTGGCGGGTATTGGTTTTCGCTCATGATTTATCCTTTTCAGACGGCTTTAAATTTTGATGCAGGCCAAGAGGGCGATGTTGCGCGGGCGGTTTTCGGCGGCGGTGGGGACGACGCGCGAGGCGTCGAAGTCAAACGCGGCAGGGTTGTTTCCGCCGTCGCCGGAATCGCCTGTCCATTTTTTCCATTGTCGCCTGCTTATGGCCAGCGCACCCGTGGCGGTAGCCTCGTCAAAGAGTTGTTGCCCGTGGTGGCTGCCCGAATCAATCGAACCCGTGATATTGCGTATAGCGTCGCCTTGCGCCGAGCCGAACGCACGCCCACGGTCTATACCGCGCCCGTCGTCCCAGCCGCGCATAAATTCGCCGCGCAGGTCGGGCAGGTTGAAGGTGGTACTGCCGTCGCCCGCGCCGTAGGTGGTGCCGATGACGGCAAACAGGGCGGCATAGGCGGTGCGGGAAACGGCAGCGCCGTTGGCCTTGAGCCAGCCTGCGGGGGCGCTGCTGCCCGCGAAGAAGGCGATTTGGCCGGAGGGGGCGGCTTGGGCGACTTTGCCCTCGATGTCTTTTTTCAGGATTTTGCCCTGCTCGGCAGACAGAGCGGCGTCGCGGCCGCCTGCGGTGAGGTTGTCGACGAGTTTGACAATGCCCGCGAGGGTGGCGGTGGCTTTGGCCAGCTCGTGTGTGTGACCGGTCGCGCCGTTGCCCACCCAGTTGTTCGTGTTGCCCGACAGGGTGGACGGGGTGGCGAGGGCGAGGCTGCG